AAGTGTGATGCATTCATACGTGCCAATTGCATGGCTGCAGAGCTACCAATAGCCCCGCAACCTATAATATGAAACCAATAATCATTCATATTATTTACAATATCTTTGTATCTGAGATCTATACTCATACTCTACCTCCATTAATGAATGAATTATTCCAGTTAGTCATATCATAATTCTCTTCATAAATTGAATACTCCATCAATGCTTCTTGGAGATTAAACTTATCATCTACATTATGAATTAATATAGTTGCTGGACATCCTGTTAATGGATCTAGAAAGTGCTCATCAAGATCTGCTTTCTTTATATTTCCTATTCTAAATGGCACATCTTTTTCCTTGAGAGTAGCATTCATCTCTTTGATTTTCTTTTTGTACTGCTTATAGTCTCTTTCACCCATTTTGTATGAGTCAATAGCATAATCAAGTGCTGTTTCTATGCTTTGTAATTGATGTTGCTCAGTATTTGCTCTAAACATATTGGTTTGACCAAAGGATTTAGATGCATATTGAACAATACCAGTTTCTTTATGGCATAGAGCTTTAACTTCTTTATTGATAGAATCAGGCACCTCTTTATTGTTACCTATAATATCAAGTTCTATGTCTTTGTGCATCTCAATAGGATTCCAAACGCTTACTCTTAGTTTGTATTCTTCTTTGAGATTTACTACAAGTGCTACAGACCAATCACCACAATCCATTTCTTGAATTGTACTTAAATCAGTACCACTCCAGAATGCTCCCATTGTATGATGACTATGCCACCATACAAATCTACATTCATTGTTATGTTTCATAGCTGTCTTAGTATAATACTCAGCCAAAGCATCCTTATCCATTTCACATGTAGTGCCTGTAATTTCTTGCTTTACAATCACAGGCTCACATATTTCATAGTAATCGATCTTATTGTCCTTGTCAAGTACAGTTTTAAGGACAGCCATCCCACCTATTTCACAATTAAACTGATCATATGCCGATGCAGCATAGTTTATGATCAGATCCCAGTTCTTCTTTGATATTTTAATATCCATGTTATCTCCTTATGTTTAAAGTTGCTGCTGCTCTGGTTCGCTGTTCGTTTGTCATTTCCTCATAGATGAGTCCATGTCCATAGAATATCCTAGACATTCTAGTTTCTTCACTTTCTTGAGCTCTTGAGAAGTCCACATAATCATACCATCTATCTTCAACAACGATTCTTCTTTGTGCTGTCATATGATCATAAATGTATTCGCCTAAGTTACTAGGTTCATACTGGTCTGATGGATCAGTATCTACATTATGATATAATAGATCATATATCATTTGGATGTGCATGTATGCTTCATCAGTATCTTTGACATATTCACTTAACCCTATAAAGCCCATACATTCATGTCTTGATGTGCATTTAATAGCATTACAAGTCTCAGGAATCTTTGAAAGCTCTTGTCTATGTGTCAATTTAGTGAAACATGTTCCAACATCTCTATCTATTCTATTTAAATAAGCTTCATTTAAGGATGCAGGGTATCCAATATGCAGATGATTTATTGCATTCCAAGGATTAGTTGCTCCCATTGTGAACTTAGATGTCCAATCTAATAGAATTACTGCTAAGCTAGGGTCAAATGTTTTAAATAGTTTGTCAATTTGTGACGTATAATCACCAAAACACATACTATTATCAGCAGGATTTTCAGATGCTATCACATCTCTAGATGTTAAGTGTATAAACGGATGACAAGTTCCATCATTTGATATACCTTCATAATTTCCTCTCCATCCACTTATATTAAGAAAATGCTGACATCTAGAAATATCAAGATCACGTTGTATCAATCCATTCACAACATCATAGAGATTTATTATTGTATGAAATGTTATCTCTTGTAGATGTAACTCTTGAATGATTTCATTGTTAAATATCACATTCATAAATGTATCAGGATGATTATAGATAACAAAAGAAAATTCTATTTTGTACCTATATCTATCTCCAGGTCTGGAAACATAAAGATCATGTGTATCAATATAATCAATTCTAACTCCTACTCTATCAGGTGCGATATTGTTAAACTGCTCCTCAAATCTAGTAATAACACCTTTTAATACTTCAATTGCTTCAACTACTGTATCAGTATTATCCATGAAAGATTGATTGTTATATCTAAGATTCTGTAACTTTATTTCAATATCATTAAGACATTGTCTCAATCTTCTCTTAGTATAAGCACGTTGATCCATTCTTTCAATAAGGGCTGTAGTACTATTAGCTCTCATTCCCCATCCAAGAACTGTCTTCATGATAAGTTCCTTTATTTTATCATAAGTACCAGGTTTCCATCTGAATTTAGGCGTAATACCTATATCAGCACGGAAATCACTGTTAAATCTGTCTATCTTTTCTAAAACTTCTGCTTGTGGACCAAGATATAGTGTTTCTGCTAACCAATCTACACCTATATCATCCACAAAATCTTGAAATCTGTTCATAATCTCTCCTTAATTTGTGTTATTAGGGGAATCTCAATGACTCCCCCAACAACTGGTTGATCAGCGATTATCCACCTGTTTTATTGTTGCTAACTACAGCAACGAAAGCATCCTCTTCAAGACTAGTGTTATCGCTTGCAACAGTACCATTTACGTTCACAGTATCACCAGAACTAAGGCTTAATTCGCTCCTTAAAGCCCCAACATTGTCTGATTCTGTCTCCATGTCTGCAAATGTGCTACTGTTATGCATTATCTTTATCTTTTTCGCCATCTGTTTTCTCCTTCTTGTTGGTATTGTTCTTCACTTTTCGCTTCTTCACGTAACTGAGCTTCATATTCTAACATTAATCTCTCAATTATATCTTCGTTACGCTTAGTACTTTTACGTATTTTACCTTTCACGTAGTTTATTACTTGTATTATTGACATAATATTCTCCCTGTTTTATCATAGCATTTAAAGCTATATTGTGGATCAATACTGCATCTTTATCTCTTACAAGTTTCTGTAATCGCTGATTATATTTCATTCTTCATCCTCCATTTTTATGAATAGGTTTGCGAAATACATATCAATATCATCAAGACTTGTCTCTTTATAATTATGTCTTAATGATAGTTCTTTCAGTCGTTCAAGTGTTACTCGTATTGCACCTTCAGTTATCATTGAGCCTGAAGGCATTCTAGCTCCTATCCCCTTTTTCTTCATGATATATAGCTGATCAAGATAAAAGTTTACTAAACCTCTGGGTGTAGCTAGTTGGTACTGACTTGATATATTCATATATCTCTCCTTTTTAAATAATCTAGACCTTCTTCTTTAGTTTCAAACCACTTTGCATCTTCATCACTTTTGATCAAGCTGGTGGGAATATAAACAATTTCATAGTTTGACTCTCCTCCATAGGGATGTAAAGATTCAACCAATTTCCATTTACCTTTGTGTAAATCCAATTTATTCATATACTTCTCCTTATGTTATTAATTCTTTATAGTGCCTAGCAGCACACAATGACACATAGCCAAAAGCATGCTGCTGACACGTAACACACTATTTTACTCAATCAGCGCTGTTCTTGAGCTTATCCGTGTGTTAGGGAATGGTCTTTCTCGCGTATTAGGACAGACTACAACTATCCTTTCATGTTATGTAGCTGTGATCATTCATCAGAGTGCACCTGGTGATCAGGGAGCTCTTCAATGTATATACTACGATAGCGTTACTATCCACATTGGCTTGTAGTTTTAATTTCAAGCGGGACTCTCCGCAAACGCCAGAAAGCTCACAATATTAGTTTCTAGAATAATATCATGACTAATGGTAGATCTTACCACTCGCCCTTTAATTTTATGAGAGAGACCACGCTTGTCCTAGCTGTCAGTTACAGGTACCATGGACTTAACGGATATTATCTTCTGATATTTGTGGTGGTTTTAGCCGTAACTCTCTCAATAGTATACAGGCGTGGAGTTTTTATGCTACCTCACACGAGGCCTACTGCAACTTCCAGCCAGTCAATCCCTTGCCGCATATATGTTGATTATGTTCAGTTAGACACTAGTGTCACCCCGGGAACATTAATCCACGACTGTTTGCCTGTAATTCTATGGTGCATATCTCACTGGTGCCATCAACCACTCAACAAACCATAAAGCTAGGTAAATAGTAATTGCAATTGATGAACAATATATTGCTATTGCTGTTAGTGCATGAAACCATCTCTGATACCATTTCATCTATTTACCTCCTACAACGTATGTATCAACCATTTTCTTAGGCTTGACTACATAATATTGCTTTTTAAACTTTTCTTTTGATAGAACTTTAATTGTGTTGCCACCTCTATCAACAAGCCTTACCTTTCCAACCATTGATAGATCTAGATATTTCCCTTCTTTTATCTTCATTATTTACTCCTTGTATGTTAATGAAATTAATGTTAAGTCGTCACCCGTAAGCAACGACTCAACTAATATGGATGATTAATTTATCATAAGGTCCTTTTATTTATTAAAGTAGTGGGTTAATTATGTGCCAATTCACTCTGTTCTATTTTCATAGGACGTGTTATTGTAGTAGCATTAAGTGTTTTAACAAATAACTTAAGTATATCATAGGCAGCTTGTTCAGGATTTGATCCACCTGCTATCCTTACATGCTTTTGATTCGTACCACCATTAAATGTTATAACTAACCACCAATCTGCATCACCCTGATCAGGTTCATGTAGCTCAATGGTATTAACATTGTTAACATTTATTAGCTTGTCAGCTATTTTAATCCACATTTTATGTACCTCCTTAAGGTATTGTGTGTTAGATGTATGTTTATATATAATACTAGTGCACATACGCCTGTATTGTATTAAGTTGTTCAGGGTACGTACACCAGTATCACATGTATTAGATACAATAGTAAAGCAACTAGCTAAGGGACTAACTTACAGTCCCCTAGAAGTGAATGCTGCATCAATAGCATCAGTTACCATCTCAATAGTTACACCTCCTGTTGGTGGTGGTGGTGCATCATTGTTGTTGCTAGATTGCAGGCCAGTTAATAGTGTAGCCATTTGCTCTTGCACAGATCCCCCTGATTGTAAGTCATTGGTACCCTGTACTACATTGTTGATGTTACGTAGCATTCTACCTGGGTTAGGGTATCTACTACCTGCATCCTTAGCTATGATACATAGTGCATATTGCTGTAGTGCTTTGATAATTACTTCCATTATCTTTCTCCTTATTGTTTATTGATTGATTAACTAACTAATAACAAATAATTTAAAAATACAAAAATACAAAAAAACGAAAAACCTAAATCAATTCCTCTGGAAGAGGCACCCCCTCTATCAATAAGACCAAGCACTAAAATGCTACAATTTTTAAAAGTTGATCTAGGATTGGTAACTTGGATTTTTTTTTGAAATCCGAAAAATTTGAAAAGTTATATATTGCTAGTAGTTACAGTGGTTTTTTTACTATTGATTTTGTCATTTTTTTCTTATAAATTTATTATAACTAAATAGGAGGTATTATGAAGAAGATATACACTCTTGTTATTGAATACACTGATGATGATGAAGTTGCTGATTCAATCAAAGAGACAATAGAGTTTGTTACCAATATCGACTATGAGGTTAACGGAGTAGACATCAGTGATTACTGGGACCGAGATACTCTGGAGATGATGGATAAACACTACATCTCTGAGGTCCCAAAGGCTTAGACTGGCAAGCGCCCCTGGCGGGGCTTAACTGTAACTAGTAATAGAACTTGGTTAAATAAAAGGAAGGGGATAACTATGTCCGAAGAGCAACAATTAATGCAACTATGGTCAGAGCAAGAGAATAAGGTTAGCGGTAGGTACGCTACTGCTGATGATATATTTCAATTAATGCAAAGGATGGTAAAACCTGGAACCCCTGTGCCTACTATTACAATGCTACCTAAAGATCCTTCCTCTTTAAATTTAGAAGAAGGGTCTACTCTAGGAGATATACATGCGGATTTTTACAGCCCAAATAAGGAAGTAGGGGCGGCATATTTTAATGGAGGTATGTTTTTCCCAGATAATTTAAGGATGAACGAGGAGGGTATGTATGCTATTACTCATGAATTAATGCATTACTTTGATGACCTTGCCGCAGGTGATCTTGGAGATCAAGTATATTATTCAGATGAGATCTATAGCCAGAACCCAATGGACCAAGCTGTTAGTGAATGGGATAACTTAACATTTGAAGAGCAAAACAAACGAATGAGATATGATGGAGACAGAGAATATTGGTCGGAGCATTACGATGAACCTCATTCTATGGAAGATTTCTTTAGACATGCTGGTACTAAAGTTGGTGAACACCCATCAGGGTTTAGAAAAATGATCGGTAGTAGATACCATATGACCCCTACAGAAATAATGGCTTTTTCTACAGCTCCAACCTCTTATGCTTTTGGAAAGGGACTATATGATTGGAATACTATGATGGCTGCTGATCATATTATAAAGGATGTAGGTTATGATCATACTGGTGAAGCAGGTGGTGAACTTGCACCGCCAAGAGATCCTAAAATAAAAACTCAGACCTTTCTTGAAGAAGCATCATTATGGGATGGTATAAAGGAACTTTTTGGGGCTGCTCCTAGAACTTACGAGGAAAGCTTTGTAGAGGAACCGGGAGTAAGATCTAGTTTTGATATAACTGATCTTGTACAATATATAAATACAATTAAAAATGTGCAAGAGGCGGGAGCGTATGTTACAAGTGATTATTTAACTCCATTTGGAGAATCCTTATATGACTTTACTAAAGATGAAGTAAGCACCAAAAAAGATTTCTATGATGCTTATGATAGAGAGAAATATTTAAGGAGCTTGCAAATGAGGGGAGGTTTAGAAGATTGAGGGAATATAAAGTAAATAGAGTAATACATAGAGTATTCGAGCCAGATGATAAAGTTCCGCATCCTGTACATGACAATTGGAAAACTGGAGAGATAGGCCAATGGGTACGTGCGGACGACGATTGTGTCATCCAGGTGTTAAGGAAAGGCAAGCTGCATGATAGCACGAGGCGGAACAAGGTCAGAGAGTATATTGGTACCTGCACGGGAACATTCATAGTGTCCCCTAAGACTAAAATGGATACTAGTAGACGTACAAATATCTATTCTATTGGAGGTGGAAAAAACTCTGATGATATTCTCTTGGATCGGACCATACTCTCGAAGGCTGAGCAGGTATTTGTTGTATATTTAGCATCTGGAATGGCGCCCAAAGAAGCGTATATGAAAGCATTTCCAACGAACAACCCAACTTATGCTAGTATGAAATCTACTAAACTTGTAAAACAAAAAAGGATACTCACCGCTATGAAGGAAGAATTAAAACCTATTATGAAGGATCTTGATCTAGATGAAAGTTATGTATTAAAAGCTATAAAGCAAGTTATAGAAACATCAGATAAAGATGAAACAAGATTAAAAGCATTGTTTAAGCTTAGTGATATAATGGACTTAGAAGATAAGACCAAGGTATCTGTAACTCAAACTACAGGTGTTCTATTGGAGTCTGGTATAAAAGCAAACGAGCTTGAAGAAATAAAAATTGAAAAACAAAAGATAACAGGAGGTTAATATGCCAACAGTAGGTAATAAAAAATTTCCTTACACTGCAGAAGGAAAAGCTGCAGCTCAGGAATATTCTAAATCATCTGGGAAGCAGATGAAAGAAGATCCCACATACGGGAATAAATCAGGTCAGTATAAAGCACCTAATGTATTTGGTGAAACGTCTAGACCAGCACAGTCAGCTAAGTTTACAAACACACCTATATCTGTAGACAACGCACAACATAACATGTCTAGGTCTACGATGAGAATGCCAAAAGGTCCTAAAGGTATGTCACAACCAGGTGGAAGAAGAATGGGAACTCAGTCTAGAGCTTCAAGACCAAATCCAGCTAATCTATATAAGAGAAGTGCTGTAAATAGCTTTATGAATAAAGATGCTTTAAAGTCTTTAAATACTAGATCTATATTTAGTGATAACGCTAATGATGTAAAAGGGGTTCAAACAGGTATAAATTATTTAAATAGAAATAGACCTGGGTTTGTTCCATTAAAAGTAGATGGTGTTAGAGGTCCTATTACAAATAACTATGCTAGAAGATTTTTAAAATAGTGGCCAATATCAATACAAGGAACGTATCAAAAGAGGAGGAAGCTCTTCAGCTAGCAAAGAGCGACTTAATATCATTTGGCAAATTATTCTTACCAGATGATTATAAGAGAAGTGAAACTCCTTTCTTCCATTATGAAGTAGCAGATGCTTGTAATGATTTGGATGTTAGACAGCTAGCTATTATATTACCTAGAGGTCATGGTAAGACAGTATTGACCAAGTGTAGTATCATGCATGATTTTTGTTTTTCAAAAGAGCCGCTATTCTATGGATGGGTGGCGGCATCTAGTAAAATATCAGTACCGAACTTAGACTATATTAAATATCACTTAGAATATAACGACAGAATAAAATATTATTTTGGCGATTTAAAAGGGAGGAAATGGACAGAAGATGACATCGAACTTAGTAACGGTTGTAAACTCATTAGTAAAAGTAATTTATCAGGAATTAGAGGAGGAGCTAAGCTACATAAAAGATACGACCTCATTGTATTGGACGATTTTGAGGATGAAAATAATACCGTTACACCGGAGTCTCGGTCTAAAATTAGTAATCTTGTTACAGCTGTTGTTTTCCCCGCTTTGGAGCCTCATACCGGTCGTCTTAGAATTAATGGCACTCCTGTGCACTTTGATAGTTTTATTAATAATATCCTTATTGGCTATGATAAAGCGAAAAAAGAAGGTGCATCATATAGTTGGAAAGTTGTAACTTACAAGGCAATACAACCTGATGGAACACCACTTTGGCCAACTTGGTTCGGTGCTAAAGAGATGGAAAGAAAGAAAAAGTTTTATGCTGATTCTGGACAACCACAAAAATTTTATCAGGAATATATGATGGAAGTGCAAAGTGCAGAAGATGCAATTTTCACTAGAGAGCATTTACAATACTGGGAGGGTAAGTACATATATGACGAGAATACTGAACTATCTTGCATCGTTACAAAAGAAGGTGATGTCAAACCTATCGAAGTGTTTGCAGGAGTCGATCCTGCTACCGACTCTGTTAGGAGGGATAGCGATTTTAGCGTATTACTTTTTGTTGGCATTGATGGCGACAATAATTGTTATATTCTTGATTATATTCGCAAGCGGTCGATTCCTGTATTGGGCATACCTGGTCAGGCCAAAAAAGGTATTGTCGACTATATATTTGACTACAACAAAATTTATCACCCAAGGTTATTCTGCATTGAAGACACGACTATGTCAAAGCCAGTTTTTCAATCGTTAAATGCAGAGATGAGAAGAAGAAATGATTTTAGTATACCATATAAAGAAGAAAAACCAGGGAATAGAATGAGTAAGAGAGATAGAATCCAAGAAATTTTAGCACAACGAATATCAGTAAAGAGTGTGCATTTGAAAAAAGACATGTATGATCTTGAAAGAGAAATATTAACATTTGGCCCTAGAATGGGTCATGATGATACAATTGACGCTTTAGCATATGCTTGTAAGTATGCATCACCTCCTTTAGGTGTGAAGAAAAATAAGGAAGGTGATTTCTATAAAAAGAAACCTAAAGCAAAAAGTTGGATCGTAGCTTAGGAGGAAATATGCCACATACACCAGGACACGGACACAACCCAGGACAAAGATTTTATAATCAACCAGGGCAAGGACAAGCTGGGATGCAAACAGGAGAAACTTCAAATGTATCAAGTGATGCATGGGGAAGTCAAATTCCAAATGCTCCAGGAGCCCCTACAAATATAGCACAACAGGCTACAGAACAAGCTTGGTGGGATCAATTAGCCATGAGTAATTTAGACTTTGGAGTAAATACTAATCCAGGAGGTTTAGATTATAGTAATCCTGGAGAAATACCAACAGGATCTCATCCAGGTTGGTGGTACAGTCACCCTGGAGAACAAACTGAATGGGTCGATCCAAATATATACTTTGGCATGTGGGGAAATCCATGGGGTGGAAATATTACTCTTCCAGACACCACATTTGGCCAAGGGGCATCAGCATATTTGGATTGGCTTGTAAATAATTTTGGTGGAGAGTATAGTGATTATTGGACCAATGAAGATGCGTTTATAAATGAACCTTATGCCCAAGGTTGGCATCAAAATTGGTGGTTTCATCAAGCTCTAGAATCAGATCCAGGATGGGCCAATCAGTTTATGACAGGAATTGATGACCAAGGTAATCCTATTTGGGATCAACAGGGTATAAGTGATGCTTGGGTGCAAGCTAACTATACCAGTGGAGCTTTCAATCCTGTTGTAGGAGGCTATACACAGATGAGTGATCCTTGGGCAGACTTTGGAAGTTTTAATTTTCAACAAGATACTAACCCTAATTTAGGTGGAGCATCTTGGGGTAGCTTCACTCCTCAAAGTCCAGGTGGAACACCACCTCCAACACCAGGAGGAGCACCAACGCCACCGCAAATGCAACCTCAACAAGGGAAATATTTTCCAACTAAAACTTCTGCTCAGCCAACAACAGGCGGAGTAGGGCAAGGTGGTGTAGGGTCTATAAGTACTCAGAATACACCTCCAGGGCCAACCCCAATGCCTAATTTCAATCCTAGAAATACACCTGAACAAAATGTAATTAGTGGTGAATTAGGTCAAATGACGAGCCCTCAAAAGAAAAGGAAGAATACTATGGGTAGTATAGGTATGTATTAATGAATATAATAACATTAAAAGATTTATCAAGTTGTGAACATAAAGATTATAAAAACAATTGTAAATCTTGTAAAAGAAAGAGGAGCATAAAGAATGGCTAATGAAATAAAAATATCAATCAATTTAAGTGTAGAAAAAAATGGAGCATCAATCAGTAAAAAGGTTACATTTAATGATGATATGTCTGGAGACGCATGGGCTAATGGTGTTGTGGATATAGCAACTGGAGGTATAACAGAAATCACTCCTAAGGAAGCTAGTGCTGGGATTGGAGCTAGTGGAAATTGGGGATGGGTTATGCTTTCAAATTTAAATACAGCAGCAGATGATTATGCTATTTTTTCTTGGACAAATTCTGTAGCTGCAGATGATCATGTTGCCAAATTATATGGTGGTGAATCTTGTATAATACCATTCAAACTGGGATCTGTAAATACTTTATTTTGTCAAGCATATGAAAACGCTTGTAAGATTGAATATATAATTATAGAATTATAATAGGAGGTAACAATGGCAAGTAAAGTAAGTAATGCAACCATATCTGTCAGGCAATCAGAGGATGTTAGCCTTTTAGGTGAAAAGTATGGTGGTGCAAATTCAAGATCAATATCTGGATGCAATGAAGTTCAAAAAAGAATTATTACTTGCACAAATGGTGGAACAAAAGTAGCCGCTTTTGGTTCTGGCACAGGAACAGGTCAATTTGATAAAGGCTCTTTTCTTTATGGAAGAATAACAAATTTAGATACAAGTGAAGTTGCTTGGGTTATATTAGGAGATACAGGTGGAACAAATGATTTGATTATTAAACTTGAAGCAGGACAGACATATGTTTTAAATAACTTATATTATTTTGTTAGCGATAGTGCAAATGTTACAGATTATGCAGGATCTGGTGTTATGGATATAGATCAAATACATATAGCTGCTCATAGCTCAGCTGATGGAGTTGATTGTGAAATTTTAATAGCTACAAGTTAAGGAGGATGAAATGGCAACAAAGGTAAGCGATACAACCCTTACAATTAGGCAATCGGAAGATATAAATTTAATGGGGCAAAAGTACGGAGGCACAAAAACTAGATCCGTATCTGGATGCGATGAAGTCATAAAAAGGATAGTAACAGTTGCTGAAAGTAGTAATATGGCGAATAATAAATTTATTGTATTTGGATCGACTGCTTCAGAAGGAACTGTAATTGTAGGTAATTTTAAATATGCTAGAATTACAAATTTAGATACAGCTAATAGTGTGGTTCTTACTCTTGCAAATGAAGCAGGAACAAATATGGAATGTTCCTTTCTTTTACAGGCAGGCGAAAGTTTTATATTAAATAATACAAAATTTCTGCCTGATAGTGATGGAACTCTTGCAGCTGATAAAACTGATTCATCCAGTTTGGTAGATATAGAGTATGTAGCAGCCACAGGTATAGATTCAACTACAAGCGTTGATTGTGAAGTATTAGTGGTAAGTGGATAATGGCTAGGAAGACTCAGAAAGACAGAGCATTAGCAGTACATAGATTGTTTGACAATGCTCGTTCAGCCCATAGAGTGCAATGGGAATATATAAATCAAAAGGGATTTGATTTTGCACATGATAACCAGATAACAGACGAAGAAAGAAAAAATCTTGAAGATCAAGGTATGCCTACGTTTACTATAAATAGAATCATACCTATTGTTGAAATGTTAAACTTCTATGCTACTGCTCAAAATCCAAGATGGCAGGCTATTGCTGTTGAAGGATCTGATAGCAATGTAGCATCAGTTTTTTCTGATATGGCAGACTATATTTGGTATAATTCAAATGGTAGTACTTTATATGCGAATGCTATAAATGATTCTATTACCAAATCAATGGGATATTTAATGGTAACAGTAAATCCAGATGCAGATAATGGACTTGGTGAAGTTGTTGTTCAACAACCAGATCCTTTTGATATTTTTGTAGATGAGAAATCTAGAGATATTTTATTTAGAGATGCTTCCTATATTATGATTAGAAAGGTTATACCTAAAAATCATTTAGTTAAACTATTTCCTAATAAAAAGGCAGCAATAAAAAAAGCATCTGAACTTGATACAAGCTTTAAAGGATACACAGAAAAGTCTGTTGGTGGTCAGCAGAAAGACTTTCACTATAAAGATTTCCAAACAAATTCATATACTGCAGATGGAGAACAAGATGAAGTAGCAGAATTTTTTGAAGTTTATGAGAAAGTAAAAGTTGAGTACATGAATGTATTCTATCAACTACCTCCTAATAAAGAATTGATAGAAGAAATGCAACAAACAATAGAAATTCAAATAAAGGAATTAGAGCGTGAGCTTACAGTAAGGGCTAAGGAAAACTTTATTGCGATAGAGCAACAATTACAATCTGGTCAAATGATTCCAGAGAGAGCTAAACTAGAGCAAAAAAGAATAAAGGATGAAATGCAATCACAATTAGAGGTTGCAAGAGAAGAGCTTACAAGTGAGATGTCTGCAAAGCTAACCAATGTAGAGAATAAAACCATTAGTGAGAAAGAATTTAAAATATTAATGGAAGATGAGAACTTTAGAATTAATGTTGTAGATGCAATTCCTTTCTATACAACTAGAATAAAACAAACATTTGTAGTAGGAGATGTAATATTAAAGGAGACTTTCTTACCCGACAAGATAGATGAGTATCCAATAGTTCCTATTCATTTCAAGTGGACAGGGACTCCTTATCCTATAAGTGCAGTAGCTCCTCTTATAGGTAAGCAAAGAGAGATAAACAAGTCGCATCAAATTATGGTGCACAATGCATCTTTAGGATCTTCACTTAGGTGGGTTCATGAAGAAGGAGCTATTGATTTGGATTTATGGCAAAGATATTCTAGTGCTCCTGGGGCTTTATTGCCTATAAGACCTGGTGCTGCTCCTCCTCAGCCAGTACAACCAGCTCCCCTGTCTAATGCTTTCTTTACTATAGTACAGGAAGGTAAGCAGGATATGGAGTATCTTGCCGGTATATATTCTTCAATGCAAGGAGATACAAAAGCTCAGCATGAAACCTATAGGGGTTTGATGGCACTTGATGAATATGGAACAAGGAGAGTAAAGGGATGGTTAAAAAATTCTGTTGAACCTGCATTAAAGCAAATAGGTTTGCTTGTTGCTAAGTTCTCTCAATCTATTTATACAGCCAACAAGAAATTTAGAATAGTTCAACCAAATGCATTACAGGAAACAAAGGAAGTTGAAATAAATATACCTTTGTATAATGATGTAGGTAGAGCTGTTGGAAAATCTATGGATTGGTCTGAAGCAAAGTTTGATGTTAGAATAATCGCAGGATCCACACTGCCTGTAAATAGATGGGCATATCTAGCAGAATTAAAAGAATTAATGCAATTAGGAGTCGTAGATGATCTTGCTGTGCTAGCTGAAACAGATCTTAAGAATAAAGATAAGATCGCTGAAAGAAAGTCAGCTTATGCTCAAATGCAAAGCCAATTATCACAACAGGCAGAGCAGATGAAATCTATGGAGGGAACAATAACTTCATTACAGAGTCAATTGGTTCGTGCTGGTATAAAAGGCAAGGTTCAAGACGCTGAAATGGAAATAAATAAAAAGAAAGAACAAGTTAAGTCTTCTATTGATCAGCAGTATGGAAGAACTGAAGTTAAGCAAAAAGCTCTTCAATCTCAAATGGCTGCAAATGCAACTTTAGAGCAAGGAGCTTTAGCTAATGCAGTTGATGTTGCTGAAACCAAATTGAATATGGCTGTTGACCAGCAAATAAAAGATTTGGATAATACAGAAGATGAGACTTAAATTATCGAAAAGATAAAAGGAGAAAAACATGTCACAAGAAGTACAAGGTAACTCAGAAACTCAAGTTGATTTAAATAATCAGCCAGAAGAAGTTTTTGACTCTGAAGATACATTCTTTGATGATCTCGAGAGAGCAGTCAATGGTGGAATTTTAGATCCACAAGAAGAGAGTGAAAAACCCCATCAGGTAGAACAATCAGCAACACCTCAGGCTAACCCTGCTATGCAGGCGCCACAACAAGAGGTCCCTGGTCAGCCTACAGATTGGGAAACGAGGTATAAGGATTCTAGTCGAGAGGCGCAGAAAATGCATGGGCAGAATAAGCATATGCAAAGTACGTTGCAGTCGATAGGCCCATACTTACCTATATTAAACGCAATGAAACAAGATCCTGGAATGGTTGATCATATGAGACAGTATATCCAAGGAGCCCCTGGAGCTGGTAAAAAAGCTCCAAATTTAAAAGAAGCTTTAAATCTTGAAGAAGATTTTGAGCCAGATTTTAATCAGGCTTTTAGTGATCCTAAATCTGATTCTGCTAAGTATGTAGGGACATTATTGAATGGCTTGGTTGATAATAGAGTAAATAAAATTATGACTAATCAACAAAGCAAAGCTGCAAAGGCGATGAAAGCAAACCAACTTAAACAAGAAGAAATGGTGTTTAAGAAGAAGCATGGTATGAATGATGAAGACTTTGCAAAAATGAAGGCGGCAGCAAAGCGAAGGAAACTTAGCATGGATGATATTTATTATCTTCTAAATAAAGATGCGGCCAAACAAAATATTGCCCAAAATACAAAGCAACAAATGTTAGATCAGATGAAGAATGTCAGAAATATTCAGCCAAGCGTAAGCAATGCCAATAATGCAGGAAAGACTGGTAGGTCTGTAGAAGACTCAATCTTTGATAGCATGAAAGGCCTTGACAGTGATCTTGATAACTTGTTTGGCTAATAGTTAAGTAGACTTTTTAGCCAGACTTCAAACACAAGGAGGTCGTAATGGCTGATATTTTTAATGTCTCCAAGTACACTGATCAAGGTGTCGGATCTTCGGATACTAGTAATTTTAGTAACCCAAGATATGGACCAGATCTAGATACTGGTGATTTAAGACGTAAGTTCGACTTTGGTGACAGAGTCTCAGAACTTGCAATAGCGCAAGACCCTTTCTTTAGGTTTGTAAGTATGGTTGCGAAGAAACCGACAGATGATCCGCAATTTAAATTTACAGAAAAGAGAGGCTCATGGCATAAAAGGTATGCCTACCCAGTTGCTTTCTCACATGATGATATAACTTATGTTGTCAATGGACAACTATCTTCTGATATAAAAGGAGTTATGGATACAGAAGGTGATGTTTTCTATGTGAAAATGGCTGGAGATTATAAAACAGAAGGTAATGTTGGCAATGTAGCTGGACAAACAAACACTGATTTCACAATTGGTGCATCAGGTACACAACCTAACTTCTACATTGAAGATCAACTAATCAAGATCAATATAGCATCTGCAGTTTCTAGTGAAGCAGCTGATTATGTTGTAGCTAAAATACAACAAGTCACAAATGTAGCTGGATCTAGTGGTTACAATACTCAAGCAACAATGGAGTATGTAAAACTAAAATGCGCAGTTGTAAGACCTGGTACATTAAGTGGAAGTTACTTTGTTCCAAGAGTAGCTGACTCAGGTTTTTCAACCGCTAATGAGTTTGGTATAGCTACTGAGTTTCTAGCTGGTGCATCTACTGTGCAAGATAATGCCAGTAATGTTCCAGAAGTACAAGTGCTAGAAGAAATGAGATCTTATGTGATTGGTACTTCATTCGGTGAAGGTACTGGTTATCCAGAAACCTGGAAAGACCAGCCATTCACAACCAGTTATGGACAAACCCAGATCTGGAAAACAACTATGGCAATGAGCAATACTGCTAGAGCTACTGTTCTAAGATACGAGCCTAATGAATGGCAAAGAATCTGGAAAGAAAAGCTTATTGAACACAAATGGGATATTGAGCAATCACTACTCTTTGGTTCACAGTATACTGATTCTAGTAGTGTTGGACATACTCAGGGTGCTGTTGATTATATATTGAATAATGGAAATCTATTTAATTGGACTACATCTAAGTCTACAGATGACTTCTTAGTTGATATGTCTACATATTTAGATCCAAGATACAATAGTTCTTCAGCAACTGTATACTTCTGTTCTACAGATGTATATAACTGGTTCCATAAGTTAGGTGGATATGCACTTCAAAACTTGAACACTGATGGTCGTTCCGCAAGTGTTCAGTCTAGATACACATCTGATCTAGCATTAGCTGGAAGAAAGAAAGTTCTTGGCTTAGATACCACAACTGTTAATACAGTTCATGGTGATATGAATCTAGTGAGAAACATTCACCTTGATGGTACTAAAGTTAAGATTCTTGGTATTAATATGAATCACTGTAAATATCGTCCACTAGTTGGTAACGGTCTAAACAGAGATACATCAGTCTACGTTGGTGTGCAAACACTTGAGAACTCTGGGGTCGACAGACGAGTAGATCAAATCTTAACAGAAGCTGGTATGGAATGGTCAATGCCTGAATGCCACGCTATCTGGAAATCGTAAGGAGGTTAAGTTATGGCTAATCCTTTATACGGACAAAATAAAGCTGATGATGGTTTAGATGAAGCTAGAAAGTCGTTTACCAATAGAGTACATCTAATGGATACTGCAGCAGAAAGCATGGATTTAAGTTCTTACACTTCAGGTGATAAAGTTGTTATTATAACAGCTGCTATGGCCGATGGAACTTATCTCAGATTGCCAGAAGCTACTACATCTAATGCAGGTATGCATATTAAAGTAATACTTGGTATTGCTGTAGCTGATGACTTTGCTGTAGGCTGTGTAACTAGTAATCTTATAGGCGGTGCTTATTGCATTGGTGATACAAATGAAGCAGCTGCTGCTGCTGGTGCTAGTGCTATTGCTGATGTAGGGGATACCTTTAAAACTGTAAGGTTTAATCTAGATACTGAAGCTGCTGCTGGTGGAACTGGTGGAACTGTATTAGATTTTTTCTATACAGGTCAAGCTAATTTGGTTGCTTATAGTGGTTCTATAATCAGCGAAATTGACGCTCCAACACTTACTGGCCACTTTAGCACAACTGTAGTAACATCATAGATAGTGTAATGATAAGTAATTAGAGCTGCCTGTCGGATTGATTCGTTCTCTCTGGCAGGTAGTTTCTAAATCAAGGAGAAGATTTGGCAAACACAACAGCACAAACGTATTTAGCTCATTTAGAGCCTTTGACTGGAAGTATACCTTTAGACTATACTAAGTCAGATTACAGTTTATTAAATGAACTTGGTATTGAAGGTATATTTGATATAATAGATAGAATTAATAGATATGCTCCTCAATATATGGATTTATTCCATACAGAAGAGATAAGTAATACTAGTCATGCTCATCTATGGAATATAACATCTACATCAGCTAAATGTAAACTATTGGATATAAATCAAGAAGTTCTGTTGGATGACCAAACATCTATTACTTCTACATATAGAAGTGATATAGGTATAAACTTTACTGATGTAATAAGAAACGATGTCACATGCCAAAGGGTATCTTCTGCTTTAAGACATAAGTATGGTAATAGTAAAAGTATACATTATCTGACAGAGTATGATCCTGGTTACTATGTTGAAAGAGGAGAATTAAATGTATTACCTGGAGATAGTACAGGATTGATAGAGTATAAATTATTGGCTGTTGATCCATCAATAATGTCTAAAACATTTCATGTATCTAACAATATGTATCAATCTAACTTTGATGCTGATGGAAAAAGAATGCATGAATTACCTTTAAGATTTAGAAGGGCATTATTATTATATATGGCTATGCAATTAGTAAGACAAAAGATGTTTAATTTACGAGGTGAGATTCTAACTGATTATACAGAGTTAGATGATCTCTTAGAAAAGATAAATGAAACATTTGACAATATGGATTCTGAAACAAAGCTAGCTAAACAATTTAAACAAGAATCAAATATTACTATAATGGACAAGATGAAAGAATCATTAAATGAAGCAAAAAATTACTTGGATGATTCAAATAGTCCCAAAGATGTACAATATTGGTTGGATGATGAAGATACAGATATGGTGAGCTCTGTAATAAGTGCTTCATCTGCATTTAGAGATCAGTTCAATTCTGTAGGAGCTTTGTTTGATAAGTTCCACGCTCAAGCTTCTAAGTATAATGAACTTGCAACGGGACATACACAAACATTTTCACAACTTGTACTTGCAGTTGAAAACAAATTAAGAACAGGAGAGAGGATAATGTCAGATTTAGCTATGTTAAAACAGGAATATCTACAATTCTTTATTGATTCTGACTTTCCCCCTCAACAACAAGGAGGTAATTAATATGACTCTTTTAGAAATGAAGGAATTGATACAGCAACATCATCCTGATATGAAACTTACTGAAATAGTTAAAGAATTAAATAGAGCTATGGATGACTTCTCTTGTAAATCTAAAGTAGTTAAAGATACATATACATTTGATGTTATACAAAATCAAAGGTATTATAAATTAGATGATAATATAATAGAGGTTAGTGAAGTTAATTATGATGCAGGTGATTCTAAAGGAAAAAGAATACCTATGTTAACCTTTAGACCTCAAGAAAGGGATGTTAAATAATGGCTAAACAACCTACATACCCACATGATATAGTAAAGAAATACGTTTGGTGGATAGAGCGTGGAAGGATAGGTATTGCTTATCACGATCTTGATGATGGTAACAATGGATCTAATTTAGAATTTCTATCTCCACATAATGGATACACTGCTAAAATAGTAGCTAGTACTATTGCATTTAATGATAATGGAGGTAGTCCTGATACAATAACAGATTCTGCTAGCAATTTTTTAAATGCAGGGTTTGCTGCAGAAGATGAAATAACTATAACTGGATCTAGTACTGCTGGGAATAATGTTACAGCTACTATTGTATCAGTTGTTGCAGGAACTATAACTTTAGCTACTGGTACTTTAGGAGCTACAGTTGCTGCAGGCTCTGAAATAACAATAGGCGCTGGTACTGCTGTAAAAGCTAGAATATTCGTAACTAAAAAGGCTGAAGTAGCTGATGGTGGAAAATTTGTAATTACAGATTTAGATGATTATCCTGAATTTCCAGAGCAGTTCCATGAAACATTAGTTCAATATGTTATTGCAAGAGG